CAGTCATTGACTTTGAAATAACTCCGCTAAGAGTTACAGGTTTAGCAACGGCCTTCTCGGTCATACGAGTTTGAAGCAAATCAAAACCTTTGATGATAGCAGCAACATCCGACTTAACTGAACTCAGTTCGTCAGAAGTAACTTCAGGCTTCATAGATTTAACTTCTTCAACTTTAGCGTTGAGTGCTTCGATTTTCTCTTCTATGTTCTTAACAGTAGAAGCAGATTTTTCTGTCAGGGAGTTCTCAAGAGCCGTCTTTATTTCGTTCAACTCAGAGAGAATTGTCTCTTTTGTCATTTTTTAATATTTAATGAATGAATGAATGTATCTGAAATGCTCTTCCAATTTATCGGCTCGGTTGGCTGAGTGTCTTCTGACGGCTCTTCAATGAGTGATTTCAGTATCGCAAGTTGCATTTCTATTTGACTAAATTTTTCATCGGTGTAATCCCCTTTGTTTAACTGAATGTTCATCCAATCAATATCCGACTTTATAGAAACTAATCCTGTGCTTGGATTTGCTCCCCAATTAGTCAGCGTGGAGTATTCCCAAAGTTTCCATTCGCTTACTTTGCGAATCGGACCTTCGATATTGTACTTGATAGCATCTACACCTATTGAATGCTCAAGTGTTCTTCCGTATTCTGCATAAAGTTTGTAATCAGCATAAACATCCCTTCCAATCTCTTTATCAAGGTTCAACTGACCTACGAGTTCAAGATGAGAATTAGTTTCTTTTCCCTCAATGGGAACGCCAATCAATTTAGTAGTGTCGTGATTCAAGAACCACTTAGTACGAACAAAATGCTCGTTCAATGTCTTAGAGAAAGAACCTTTCAATGACATATCATTCTGTGAATCTACATTGTTAAACGCATTCGCAGTTACAACTACTCTTCCTTTACTATCCAAATCTTTTACAGACGATGTAAGGTTTTTATACAACTTTTGCATAATACAAAATTAAAAATTATAATTAGTTCTAAAAACTTTATTCATAAATCAAAAAACAACGGCAGTTACAAATTTGGTCAGGACCTGCTCCCATTGACCTGTCTCCGGGGTACATCATTTGAACTGTAACTCCTCTTTTGTTTACTACAGAGAAAGGTTCATTCAAATTCTTAACATCTCCATTAAGAATCCTATGATCTCTGCGAGTTCTTCCGTCTAAGAGTGCAACCCATCGCTTATAACGATATGTTTGATTGTTTGTAAATAAAACATAAGTTGCTAAGTTTGAAGCATAAGTAAGTTCTGTTCTTGCGATTAGAAGTCCTCTTGCTCTGATGTATTGAATCCTTAGAAGTTCTCTGCGGAGCATATCCAAAGACCAGTTAAGTATGGTTGCTTGGTAAAGCAAATCCTTTATGAAATCAATAGTTGTTTGTGTAATCTCTTCCCCTGCATTGAGAGCATCCATTATCATATAAGTCCTAAGTAATGGAAACATATAATCAGAGAACCTGGACTTCTGCGTTCTCTGCATTCTTACCCAATTATATCCTACCTCTAAATGAAGTTCACGGATGAGTTTAGTCATCCTTTCTGCATTTATAGAAGTAATGTCCTGAGTATCTAAATAAGTGGTGATTTGCCTCCGTATCTCACGAGAAATCTTCTTTTCGTACTTTTTCTCGTACTTACGGTAGAAACGGTCATATTGTAAAGCAATTTCATTTACCGTCATAAAGCATTTGTGCGAGAAGTTTTTTTACCTCCTGCCTCTTCCAATCTGCCTTCGCTTTTTTTACCGGGCAGGTCTCAAACTTGATTTGGTCCTTTAGGATTCGTTGCGTCTCCTTCAGGCAGAGGTCTGCTATTTCCTGTATAGTCATTGGAGGTAATATCTATCGGTGTAATCTCGTCTAAGAAGTAATATCCCGCTTTAACCATCGGCTTGTCCATCTGCTCATCGTCAATTCTATCCCATCCCATTCCCTCTCTAAGTTCGTTAGGAACGATTATAGGAAGACGAGCATAGGTCTCTGCCTTATCACGCATATCCTTTTGGAGCTCGGTAATGTCTGAGATGTCGTATCTTATCCGTGCCTCCGTTCCCATTTGACTTATGAGTTGCTCATTGAAAGCATCCTGAACACGCATCACATTTGGAAGAACTGCGTTGGTGTAAATCAACCGAACCATTTCTTTTACATTCGATTCCGTTGCCGCCTTTTTATTGTTAAACCAAGTAGATGACACACCATAGACATTACAAATCTTATCGAAGTCAATATCTGCGAGTGAAGCCAAATCAAGGTCTGCAAGAGTAGAGCCAATAGGAACATAACCGACATCTCCTCCCCAAATATACGGAGCAGATTTGTTAGATGAGTTCTTTAAGAAGTTAGCAAAGTTCTCTTTGTGCATATTCGCCTCATCCACACCGAATAAGGGAGATTTATCGTAAATAACACCAGGAAGTCCTCCGTTCTGCATCTGAGCCACAGAAACATCCATTTGTGCCTGAAGACGAGTCAGACGCATAGCCAAAACCCTAATAGGAGAAAGACCACGAATCTCGTTCGGGTCTGTATTTGGATTTTCTAATTTGACATAAATGATGTCTTCGTAAGGTATATTAAACCTTGAGCCACGATTAGTGTCTTCGTAAGTATAACCTATGATTTGATAAGGAAATGTATCAGCAACATTTATTATGATGTTTGCCGGATTCAAGTTCATCAACTTAATTCTTCCTGCGTTTGGTCCGAGTTCGAGTTTCTTCTTTAAGATAAACGCCTCACCTGAAGTCAAAAGATTCAGATATACATTTTCCTTGAACTGAAAAGAAAGTTGATTGAGTATGAAATTTATTGAATCGTCTTTTGAAACTTCTGTTCCGTCTCTTCCTTCTCCGTAAAGAGGAACCATCGCTGATGTCATAGCAATACGAGAAACAACTGCGTAAATATCATCCATTGTCTGATAGACGAGTTGTTCTCTGAGAACTTTGTAGTTTGGAAATATCTGAGTGTAAAAGTTTGACATCATAGCAGTAATTCGTTGGTCGTTTACTGCTTTCATTGTAGTCATTATCTTATCCAACGACCTTGATAATGCTTTCTGCCCGAATAAGTCCATATTATAAGTTTAATAAGTAGCCGCAACAAATCCACGCTTCTGCTTGAGTTCAAAATACTCTCGCATCATCAGAGCATCGGCAAAGTCGGGAGAACGCCCTAACATCGCTTTCATCTTCTCTTTTGGTATCACACCACGCTTCATATCCGAATCAATGCTCTTCTGCTTGATTTGCTCCAACTCTTCAATCAACCATTGTTTAACATCGCTATCGCAGGACAAAAATAATTCATTTTTATTTATTCTTTCCGCTAATCTAAAGTAACATTGGCTTTTTAGATTATCGAAGTTCTCATTTTGTCTTTTTCCTCTGTCATCTAATGGAGCAGTTGGACTCGGTAGCGGAGCAGAACCATTAAGAAATCCTCTGTACTTTCCAAAGTCCCTGATTCCTCCTCCGACACCATCTTCATCGACCAATACTTCGTTCGGTGAAATGCCAAGACGCAGACGTGAATCTTCTATCAATTTAAGAGTGATGTCCAAACTTTGTTTCTTGTACCACTTTATCTTTCCTCTGAATCCATCCCATTCTATGATTACTATCTTGTCTCCACCGAAACGAGCAATATCAGCCGTGATATACTTTTTGCCGTGTTCTAATTCGGTGTTAGAGAAAATCTCCAATGCCTTTTGGTAATCTATAAGAACTGTCGGGTCATCATCGTACTCCCATTCTCCGTAAAGCAGACGAGCCTTCTCGTTCTTGCTTAGGTTTCTTTCAAGAGATTCGATGTACGACTTGGGAAGCATTTTATTATCCGTAGGGAAAGCCTGGATGAATCGCTTGTGTGGTTCAAGTATTCCTTCTTTCCAACGCTTGTAGTAGTCGGAGTATAGATAGTTCTTACTTGGATTACAGGTCTGAAGTAGTTTTGGTCCTAAGTTGAACTCGTTATTCTTCCAACGACCTATTGAAGCGAGTAAGTTGTTCTTGGCGGCTTCTTTGAACTCACCGGCTTCTTCAATCCAACCACGAGTCATTTGCATAGAACCGAACCTCTGAAAGAGAGGGTCTCTTGGTTGAGGGGCGGCGTCTAATAAGAAAACCTTGCTTCCGTTATATAGTTTGAAGTAGTTGTCCTGACCGTTAAAAGCAAGATACTTGTTGTCAAGACCCCAGTTGTTCATCACTTCGTAAACGGTAGGAATGGTAAACTTACGAAGATCGGAAAGAGAGTCCCTTGCGATAAAGTAATGCGTTCCCGGGTACATCAGAGCATCCCCGAATATAAGAGAAGCACCTGTGTAAGATTTTGCTCCTCCTTTTGCTCCACCATAAACGATGTCGGTTATCTTAGGGTCTTTCCACGCCCTGACGCATTCTTTCTGTTTTTCATTTCCTTTGGTGTCGAATCTGATTTTTATGTCATCCATACGCTTCGATGGTTAGCGATATATTTTCTCCGTTGTAGAAGACGCAAGAAGAATCTTCTTTCGGAGGTGGTGTTTGTTCTATGTCCAATCTTTTGATTCCGTAAAATCCTGTCATCATCAGATATTTCTGCAAAGAAACGAAATCGAGAAGTTGCTTGGTGTCTTGCATTAAAAACTTGTTCACTTCATCTATTTTCAGTTTTGACTTTATGTACTTATCTGAGATAAGAAAGTAATCAGGAACACTGAGAACGATAGTTCCTCCCTTTTTTATTACTCGTTTACATTCCCTGAAGAAGTCAAGCGTTTCTTCTTTGGTTAGGGACTGAATGAGATAAGAGGAATATATTTTATCTACTGACTGAGGGTCAAAAGGAAGATTGAAGATGTTAGTAAACTGAACGAATTTCCTTTGGTCTTGGTCAATGTGAATCCATTCTTTGCCGAAGTTGATACTTCCGCATCCGATGTGAAGGTTCATAGATAGGATTTAATTTGTGTCCACTCGTGGGCACGTAGTCGGTCCAAAGAATTAGAATACT